ACACTGAACCGTTCCTTAGTTTAAGATCAAACGATCAACGTACTATCATTGAACAGTTACTGGGCATTACTTTATTGTCAGAAAAAGCAGATAGTTTAAAAGAGCTAAACAAAAAAACTAAGGATGATATTACCTCAGAGGAGTTCCGCATTAAGGCCGTAACAGATGCCAACGTTCGTATACAAGAACAGATCGAAGCATTGAAGCGTAGACAAACCCTGTGGAACAACAAGCACGATGAAGAGATTAACAAGACACAAGATGCGATCGAAGAGCTTCAGAAGATCGATATCCAGGCCGAGATTCAGGCACACCAAGCGTTCAAAGCCTGGGATCAGACTCGAAAGGATCTCAATGAATTATCTTCGGCGATTAGCCGTACCAAATTGGACCGTAACCGCGAGGAGAAAACGATTAGCAAGATATCAGCAGAACTTGTTTCGTTGGAAAGTCATACGTGCCATACGTGCGGACAAGAGTTCCATGACGAAAAGCACCAACAGGTCCTGGGATCAAAGCAGAGAGAATTATCAGTGGCACGGGAGAGTGCGGAATCTCATGTTGCCACTTTGGCTGAGTTACAACAAGCTGAGTCTGGGCTGGGCAAACTCGGCACCCGTCCAGTAATGTTCTACGATAAAGAAGCGGATGCTATTCATCATCAAGCCACGGTAGATAATTTAATTAAACAATTAACTGCTAAAGCCGCAGACTCGGATCCTTATAATGAGCAAATTGCAGAAATGCAAACTACAGCATTAGAAGAAGTTACATATGATGTTATTAACGAGTTATCTAACTTAAAAGATCACCAAGAATTCTTGCTTAAACTGTTAACAAACAAAGATTCGTTTATTCGTAAGCGTATCATTGATCAGAATTTAAGTTATTTAAATGCCAGATTAGGGCAGTACCTGGATCGCATCGGCTTACCACACACAGTTAAGTTTAATAATGATCTGAGTGTAAGCATTACAGAACTGGGACGTGACCTAGACTTTGATAATTTATCCAGAGGCGAGCGCAATAGACTTATCTTATCTCTATCCTGGTCGTTCCGTGATGTATGGGAAAGTTTATATCAACCAATTAACTTATTGTTTATTGACGAGCTAATCGATTCGGGCATGGACAGTAACGGTGTTGAAAATAGTTTAAGTATTCTTAAAAAGATGAGCCGTGAAGCCAACAAGTCAATTTGGTTAGTATCTCACAAAGACGAACTGGCAGGCCGGGTAAACAATACCTTGCATGTTATTAAAGAAAACGGATACACAAGTTATAATACGGACGTAGACATTGTTTAACAGAGATATAAAAGTACTGCACATTGAGCCAACTGATGTTTGTCAGGCGGCCTGTGCCCTTTGCGCTCGTGAGATCGATCCTGCGTTTGATAAAACTATCAAACATCATTTATCTGTTGATCAAATTAAAGAAAAGTTTAGCGAAGACTTTATTCGCGGGCTGGACAAAATGTTTATGTGTGGTAACTACGGTGATCCTGCCGCAGGCAAATACACATTAGAAATTTTTGAATATTTTAGAAGTATCAATCCTGATATTACCTTAGGTATGAATACCAACGGTGGATTACAAAGTATGACCTGGTGGATTAAACTAGCACGATTGCTCAGAAAGCCAAACGATTTTGTTGTGTTCAGTATAGACGGGTTAGAAGATACCAACCACATATACCGCAAAAACGTTAGTTGGGAAGTGCTAGAAGCCAACGTAGCATCATTTATTGCTGCCGGTGGCCCTGCCCACTGGGACATGCTGGTCTACAAACACAATGAACATCAAGTTGATGCTTGCGAAGCACTAGCAAAACGAATGAAGTTCAAATGGTTCCGTGCCAAGGTTAGCAAGCGAGAATATATTAACGGGCTAGAGGAACCAGCCAATTGGCAACGACCAACATACACCCCAGGTAAAATCGATTGTCACGCACTGGCAGAAGCAAGCATTTACATAGATGCACAAGGCAATATTAGTCCTTGTTGCTGGTTAGGCGCAAGGCAACAAGATTTTATCACAGATATTAATCAAGTTGCAATACACTGGGATAACCCAGAATTGGCAGATCCTGTGTGTGTTACCACTTGCACCGCCAAGGCCAATATAACTGTATTTGAAAGTCAATGGCAACGCGAGGTTGAACTATGCTAGCCACGTGGCATTTTCATATTGAAATATCTAGTAAGTGTACTTTACGGTGTACTCGGTGTGCCCGACAAGAAGTCCCAGATAGTTTAGTTAATACTGAGTTAGATTTAGAGTTTTTTAAAAGAAATTTTACATCAGAATTTATTCTTGCTAATGTTGAGAAGATTACGTTCTGCGGCGACGATGGCGATCCTATATATGCACACGATTTAATTGCAGTAATTGAATATATCAAAAGTATTAAACCTGTTGAGATTGTTATTGTTACCAATGGTAGTCATAAGAAAACAGAATGGTGGACAGCACTAGGCAATGTGCTCACAGAAGTAGATACTGTACACTTTAGCGTGGACGGGTATGACAATGCAAGTAACAATTTGTACAGGATAAACAGCGATTTCGTGTCTATTGTCCAAGGTATTGAGGCTCTAAGGGCTACCAGCCGGTGTCGTTTAGTATGGGCCGCTATTGCGTTTAAATTTAACGAAGATCATATAGAATACATGCAGTCTTTAGCAACAAAATTAGGAATGGATGCTTTCCAATTAACTCGTAGTACTAAGTTTGGAAAGATATATCCTAGCTACGGAATTGATGATCCCTTACAACCTAGCGATAGATATGTAAGTAGTTCACACAGGTTTGAAAGAGATGTTGTAGTATTGACCAAGCGCGGACTTAATGCTGAAGTTAAGCAGATCAATTTGGAATTATTTAAGAAGACCCGGCCGCAAGGCGATGTTGTACCTAATGTAGTTCCTTTATGCGAAATTGGTAACAAGGGATTGTATATAGATGCACAGGGTAGATTGTTTCCATGTTGTTGGGTAGCTAATCGATATAGTCACAATACAGAGTGGCAGGAAATATCCAGTCGTTTTAACTTACACACCAGAACTTTGCAAGATGCAGTAAACGATAAGTTTTGGATTAGAGATTTTAAACAGTTTTCCTGGCAAGAATGCCGCACTAAATGCACCAGAATAGCAGTAAATCAAGAATATGCAACTTCCTGGTAAAAAGAGATAACTACTATGCATGTCATGGCTTTACGAAAATACTCTAGTAGAATCTCTTCCCGAAGATTGTGTCGGATTTGTTTATTTGATTACAAATAAGCTATCCGGTAGAAAATATATTGGAAAAAAGCTCGCAAAGTTTAGTAAAACAGCGTATAAAGTAGTTAAGCTGAAGAACGGAACTAAGAAGAAAAAGAAGATTCGCAGTAAAATTGATAGCGACTGGCAAGACTATTATGGTTCTAGCCCGGAACTAACAAAAGATGTAGTTGCATTAGGTATTGAAAACTTTAGTAGAGAGATACTTTACTACTGTCGAAGTAAGTCTGAATGCAGTTACGTTGAGGCGAGAGAACAATTTGCTCGCAGAGTATTAGAAAGCAACGATTATTATAACGGACACATACAAGTCCGTGTACATGGCTCACATATTATCAACAAGATTTAATTCAATAGACACAAAGTCTGCTCAGTAGTAACAATCAATATACAGTAGTGACTCGCACAGGTTAACATCATGTGCCTATGACAACTCGATAATAAGAGGGACGGAAGTCTTGCCGCTGTAGCAAGCACTTAGCAACTATCCTTAACAGGACGATGATCGGATATGCCTATTAACAACCGGTTTTGCTATTTGAAAAGATTTTAGGAAAGGCTAAAAGAAGGAGTAATACTCCTACGTTATTAAATATGTTCACGTATATTTAATAGCCGCCGTCGTAATAAAGACGCACTTCGAGGTACCGGACGACCGCCTCTGTAATTAGTGTAACGTGATGTGATTGTGCTACTCGGATAATGCTACAATTTTCATTTTGCCCTTTATCGGGCAAAGTGTGACTGATTAATCTGGATAATACTAGAAGACTTACGTATGTCTTAACAGTATCTGTTTAATCTCTAAAGAAGAAAACGATTGCTGAATGAAATGAAAGCAATAGATCTGCGAAGTAGATCTTAAATAGATGGTTTACGTAATGCTTGATATTTTGCAATACGAGCGTCTGATATAGCTTTCTTGTGTGCGTCCGATTTTGGCTTACGCATCTTCTGTTTAGTTTCCTCTGTGCGTGTCCCGTTCGATTTACCTGTAAAATAGTCTGATAGTTTTTGTTTGTGCTCATCCGACTTAGGCCCTGTATTTTTGCCCTTCAGAGAGGTAGATAGTTTTTGAGATATTGCAAGTTTTTCTTCTAGTGTTTTTTCTTTCCTATTTAATTGTGCTAGTCTCATACGCTCGCGTTGTGCGGGAGTTCTTTTCTTACCAGTATTAGCTTTAACTCGTTTTTCTATAGACTCTTGACTATTAATTCTTCCAGATACTCCTTCGCCGCCGTTTGTTAAATTTCTTAAAATTCCTGTACCTAAATCTTTACGACCGTATCTAGCGATAAGTTCTATCTCAAGTTGAAATGCATCAATTTCAGTCAGTTGATCTTTAATAATTTGTATTCTGGTTGGATCGATTGGTTTTTTAATAGTTCGATTATTAACGTAAGCACGTTTATTTTTGCCTTTGCCTATATAATAAGGAGTACTGTCTTCTCTGAGATATTGGTATACATAAAAGTTATTCATACTTTTATTTATGATAGAAGCCGGTATTTCCGTTTTACTAAAAAAATGGAAGGCCGCTCTCTTTAGTAGTTTCCATGTTCTTCTTAATAATGTTGCCAATGATTTCGCGTTCTTGAGAACTTAAAGCCATAGCATCGTCGTAAGATATACCCCCACGCATATACCAACTCATTCTTAACGCTTCATCTCTAATGGCTCTAGACTCCTTGTCGTAGTTTTCAACTAACTCTACGATAGCGTCATGGTCTAATGTCAGGAGCCGGATGCGAAAAAATTTGCGTAATCAAACAGTAAAGGAATTTGATATTCTTTCTGGCATTCTGCACATGCAGCAGTTTGTGACTTAACTGCACCCTCAACGTTGATTTCGCTAAGTCTAGCTTGTACTTTCTTTACTACGTTGCCATTGGCATTGTTGTAGAATTCTTTAATGAAATCTTTATCAGTTACCCTAGAGCTGTCTTCTAGTTCGATGTACTCTGTGCTGTCAGCTACAGTATCAATTCCGATTTGTATTAAATGCGACATACTACTAGCAATTTCTTTGATACGTTCTGGGCTGTCCGGTTGCTCTAGTGCTTTTGCCATTCTTTCTTCTTCGAATTGAATAGTGTTTCTGCGATTAACAATAAAGTACGGTTGCGGAATTAGTTTAATTTTTAAATTATCAATTTCAATCTTTTTATTATAGTCTGGGCAAGTAATACCAGCAAGACTAACTTTTAAATCAATGCCGTGCTTGTTAGCAGCACCACAATGTGGGCAATTCGTTTCTACATCCATTTCTGTGCCGTAGCTGGCAACACGTATGGCAATTAAAATAGTATCAACATCAATACTAGGCATAGCCCACGCATCTCTAATATTTGGGCAACAACTCTGAATCACTTCAACTACACCGGACCCATTCATAAGTGCGTCTGGGGTGCGTAGTGTAATCTCATCACGAGCAGTCATTGGGTAAATAGGAATCTCCCCGTTAACTGGTAGATCTAAAGACCCGTCTTTCCAGTATTGACCGTTTGACGGCAATTTTATATAAGCCGCTGGTTGTCTAAAAAACTTAGACAACGGGTTAAATTTAGGCACTGGTGCTGTACTACTGTCTGGTGTATTTTCCATGGTTGATTTATCCGATAAATATATTGATACTATTATTTATAGGCAAAAAACGTGGAAGAAAAACTCTTACAACAAATTCTTGAAGAACTGCAAAAAGGCGGCGGAAGTAGCAGTGGCGGCCAGACTAAATGGAATTCTGCTGACTTAGATACGTTTGCTAAAGGTCTTAAAGACAATATAGATGCTTTGAAAAAAGCACAGCCTGGGTATAAAAGTTTCCAAAACTTCCTAGACGGAACAAAAACAGCTAAAGATTCGTTTGATGGTCTTAGGGAGCAACTAGAACACTTTGACGAAGAATTAGAAAAAGCAACAAAAGCAACAGTAGAATCAGCAGACGCTGAAGGTAAAGCAGCAGCAGTAAAACAAGTTAGTGCTATCAATGCACAAAAGCGCGATCTAGCAAGTGCTGCTGCATCAAAAGCAAGTAAAGCGGCACTTGGTAACTTAGCTATCGGTGCAGGTGAAGTGATGGCATCTATGTCACAGGGTGCAATGGACTTTATTACAAGTTTACAGTCTGGTGCTAGTGGTGCAGAAATAGCAACAGAAGCGGCAAAAAATCTAGCAGGATCAGCGAGCAAAGGTGCACAGGAAGTAGCAGGATTTGGATCATCAATGGGCATGATTGCCACAATGATCGGCGGTCCTTGGGTCAAAGCAATTGGTGCTGCTATTGAAGTTGTTAGTATGCTGGTTGACTTCTTTGCTAAAAAGGGTGGTAAAGCAGCAGAAGAAGCAGCACAACTACTTGGTAAAGAATTACAAAAAACTGAAAAAGGCTTTAAAGACATAAACTCTGCAGGCGCATTGTTTGGTGGCGGTATGACCGAAATGCGTAAGGAAGCGGCCAGAGCAGGATTAGACATTTCGTCCTTGGCCAATGCAGTTAAAGCAAGTAAAGATGATTTACTTGGCATGGGCCTTGGGCTCGGTGAAGCTACAAAACGCTTGGCTGGTGTTAGCAAAGAGTTACGTAACAACCCAGTTGGGATGGAATTACGTAAGTTAGGTTACACAGCCGAGGAACAAGCCGAAATGTCTGCAGCGGTTATGGCAAACATGAATGCCGCCGGCGATGCACGTATCAACAACGAAAAGGCTGTAGCTGAACAAACTGGCAAATACGGACAAGATTTAAAAGTACTAGCTGACTTAACAGGACAAGATGCTAAGAAAGCCTTGGAAAAAGCCCGCGAACAAGCAATGGAAGCGGACTTACTAGCTGAGGCTCAAGCCAAAGGCGGCGCCGAAGGGCAACTTAAATTACAAAGACAATTAGCTGCAATGCCGGAAGGCATGAAAAAAGGCTACATGGAGTTTGTAAGCTCGCAGGGTAAAGTAATTACTGACGTTGGCACCAACGTCGCAATGCAACAAAATCCTAAAATTTTAGCGCAGTACAAAGGAATGTACGGCGATCTGAGCGATGCCACTAAAGATGCATCGGCAGCACAAGACGCTACTACAAAATACACAGAACAAACAGCGCAGTATCAGCGTGATCATATAGAGCAACAACGCTCAATGGGGCAAGCTGTTCGATTAGCCGGCGGATCAGTTAGCGAAGGTGTTAAAGGCGCCCAGACGATTGCAAACGGGCTAATCCAAACTAATACTAAAATAAAAGAAGGCGCAACTGAAGCGGGTCGCAAGGCTGCAAAAGATGCTGCTGCAAACGTAGCACCATTGGATAAGTCAATTGCCGACTTAAATGATAGAACTGATAAACTAAAATCGGCCCTAGGCGACAAGTTAACCGGACCGGTTACTGAATTTGCTGAAGTATCTGCTAAAGGTGTTAAGACCATAGATGAGGCTCTTAAAGACTTTGGCATAAAAAATAAAACGCCCGTTCAAGCACAGAACGAAGCTGCTGCTAAAGCAGGCAATCGCAGTCGTGGTGCTACCCCAGCCGGAGCTACTGCACCTAGTGGAACACCTCCATCGTCGGGCGCCGCAGGCGGGGAATCAAAAGGAACAGCACCAACAGCAGGATCAATACCTGCACCAGCACCAGCTGCTCCAAGCGGTCGCGGATCTGGAGTAGGCGGTGGCACAAGCCGCATGAAAACTGGCTCGTTGGCAGATGGATTAACAAGTAAGAAACAACCTGTTGCAGAAAGTACAGGTGGCGGAACAGATAACAAACTACCATCTGGCACAGGCGGCGCAGACTGGCTAATGGGCATGATTAAAAATCATGAAGGCATGAAGCTAGAGCCTTACAAAGACAGTTTAGGCAAGTGGACAGTTGGTGTAGGACACTTGATCGGCGATGGTAGTACACTTCCGGATGCATGGAACAAGAAATTCTCAGAATCTGAAGTAATGGATTTGTTTAAGAAAGACTTTGATGTACACCAAGCAGCCGCTTCGCTTATTCCAGGCTTTAGTAAGCTAGGCGAAAAAGCACAAGGTGCTCTAACCGACATGACATTTAACATGGGCCCTAGTTGGTATAAGAGTTGGCCCAATTTAATGAAGAGTCTCGGCGGCGGTGACATAGATGGGGCAGTGGCTAATCTAGCATCAAGTAAATGGGCAAGCCAAGTTGGCAAACGATCTACAGACGATATTAACTTGTTAAAAGACAACAAAGTGCAAGCTAAAGAGGGCGGATTTGCAGATGGTCCAGACTCTGGGTACCAAGCAACACTACATGGTAAGGAAGCTATTGTTCCACTTAGTGGATCTAAATCGGTACCAGTAACTATGGATTTATCAACATTAATACACAAATTTGACGAAATGATTAAAGTGCTCAAGGCACAGCAATCAACTTCGGAAAAGATATTACGGGTGTCTGCTTAGTAGGCTATAAATACAGCTAACGAGAGAATATTATATGGCCGGTTGGAAAAAGTATTTTAAAACATCAAATTTACCCAGTAACGTAAGTCCGCTAGGCGCTGGACGTTTAGCCGATCCGGGTATGCGTAACTATCAAAGTCAACTTCCTGAGGTTTACACAGGACAGCCAAACCGTGTTGAACGTTACAATCAATACGAGCAAATGGACATGGACTCTGAAGTTAATGCGGCCCTAGATATTCTTGCAGAGTTTTGCTCGCAAAAGAATCAAGAGAATCACACCGCATTTACTATTAAGTTTAAAGAAAAGCCAACCGACAACGAAATTAAAATTATTAACGAGCAACTACAACAATGGGTAGCTCTTAATGAATTAAACAAACGTATGTTTAAGATTGTTCGCAACGTATTCAAGTACGGCGACCAAGTATTCATTCGCGATCCGGAAACATTTAAACTAATGTGGTCTGAAATGAGTAAGATTACCAAAGTTATTGTTAACGAAGGCGAAGGTAAGAAGCCAGAGCAATACTTAATTAAAGATTTAAACCCTAACTTTCAGAATTTAACAGTTACCGCAGTTAGTACGTCAGATACCTACATGAACCACCCGCAAACAGGTGGTCCTAGCGGTGCATATACACAGCCACAAGCACCATTTGGTGGTGGTAGCAGATTTAGTCACGCACAAAATGAAGCAGTTA